AGTGGTGATCGCATAATATGGTGACTAGAAACTGTTTGGTTTGACTCCAGCCTGCACCAGGTAATGTGTGCGCTTCCCCCGAGCGAAGAGAGCGCTAGGCGGAGGTTTGGAAAACTCCTCCAAGACTAAAGTCCTAATGGATTCTGGGATAAACTCGAAGCTGATAAGCTTTTGATTTCTTTCGAAATGGGCTTTGTACGCTTCGGGGATTCCGCCATCTCCAACAAAGAAGTTGTCGGTATATATAGAGCAGGCTTTCGCCGAGACGACCGTCTGCCTCTCATTCAAGATGAATACGGCGTCCTTTGAGTGAAGGTTCGGGATGCTGTCGTTTCTGTCCCCTCGAATGATCTTCTCCTTTAAATCATCCTCTGGAGATTCTGTTCGGTAGACTGAATCTCGTCGCTTTGAGTACTGACTGATGTAAGGGAGCTTATGGAGTTGGTGAAAGTCTTTGTCTTCGGAGATAATGACACTGGGCTCGTGGTTGTTAAGAGAAAGAATCGCAATAACGTCATCCCCTTCGGCTCCCGGAACACACACAACTCGAAAAACTGCGTGCTCTAATATCTCATCTCGCAAAAGTCGGTTAAGTCGGTCTATCTCCTTCCACTTAACCGCTTCCTCAGCTCGGGTAATCTTTCGTCTAGCCTTGTAGTGAGGGTAGATCTCATATCTCCAGGACCTTCTTCCATCGCAGCAGACTATTAGCTCTCCAAACTGATGCTTAAACCGATTGTGAACAATGAATAGGGTATGAAGGACGTGCTTTCGAAAGTCACTTTCTGTGACCTCACCAACTTCTCTCTCTTGGGCGAAGTAGCAGGAAATCAACAAATGGGAGAAGTCGACGTATATCACGATAGCACCTTTATGTCATCGCATCTGACTGAACCCCATCTTTGTGATGTAGTAAGCATCAACGAGGTCGGCTAGAGGCGACTTCCCAAGCGGGCAGGGAAGTATTTTGTCCACCCATAATCCTTCATTAGCGAATGAGCGGCACATTCCCTCCTTCGTGGCGTTTCCTTTTCCTGTGGCGAATTTCTTGATGCTCGTGACGGGAAGAAGATGAATATTCAACTTCTCCTTCCAGAGCTTATGTTTCAAAACGCCGCAGCCCTCGGCTAATACGTGAGTGGATGATGAGTGAGACGTGTACGAGTAGTTCTCAATGAAGATGTCGGTACACTTCATGTTTGAAATGTGGCCTATGAACCAGGAGGAAATCCAATCGAGGCGCTCCTCTTGAGACATGAAAGGTTGAAACTTTTGAGAGACGAGCTTTTTATCCTGCCTCACCCACTTAGCAACGCCGTACAAGTAAAAGAAATGGCAATTCTCTGGGCACCAATCATCGCCTATGTGTACGCACATAGCAGGACAGGACAAGGAGAAATCAATACCGGCTATGCACCTCATGGGAGGTATTTAGCTAGTCGTTTCGCTCATTCGGATTATCAATCTTGTAACAGATTAGCTCTGAGCCAGTCTTCACCCTTACTACCACATGAAATGGGTAGCTTACCGGGCTAGTGAGCGACCTGAACATTCTTCGATTTGCATTGTCGTGATCGTAGCGCCCCGATTGCCTGTATCGGTCAATCACTCTTCCCTTTGACATCACGTCAACGGTTTGCGGCTCAACTCCAGGAGGTGCAAGGACTACTCCTCCCCTGTCCCTAAACTCAGACTGCTTTAAGAGAAACCCCTTCTTAAATCCATCGCTTGACGACTTAATAGATGTGCAAGACCTTAAGCTTTCCTCTTCTACCTCGGTCCATGAGTACTCGGTGTACTGTCGAATGGACTTCATTGCCTTCTCGGCTTCCTTACCTACGAGCTGAAACACCTTCCCGGCTGGCTTACAGTTACGAGCCCGAGGATCTATGAACTTTGTTGTAAAGTTACAGTTGTCCTCAACAGTCCAGAGGAAGACTAACTCGCACCGGTTAGCGTACGTTGCAATGTACTGCATTAAAGGGCTTCCGCTTTCAATGTTGTCCTCTGTAAGTGGACTTTGACGCTGGGGGAATGAAATGTCCGTACCGTCTAAGTTTGCTATACACGCCGGGGTGAGCGGCGGCGTCGGTCCATGCCCTTCTACCAAGTCCGCCCCCTTGATGAGCTTAGTGCTCTTTGTCGTAGCTGAGAGGGGGTTCCATACCATTCTACACCGTGGAAACTGCTCTTTAGTCCACTCCATCAGAACTTCCCCGGCTTTCGAGGATACGTTCGACTCTAAGCCTGGGTTGATGAGGCATTGAACGTTAGCGGGTAGAGAATCCACTTTGCGCTTTGCAAGTTGCACATATCTAACAAACCTCGCCTTTAACCGAGGATTTCCAGCTCTAAGGAGCTTGTCGTACTCAGCGGGGCTTTCGATACCATGGAGAAATTCATATTTGCCCAGGCGGCGGTTGCGGTGACCCGGTTCGTTTATCAAATTCAATTCAACAGTCTGAAGACGCGGATCAGCCGCCAACTTGTCCCAGCATTTAAAGTCGTTACCAAAGGTGTTGTAGAGAGTTGCAATGTGAAGAACCGGAAGTCTGCGAACTGACTTGAGAAATTCTTTGCAGTTAAACGTTGGAGAGGTCAGAGAAAAGACACCTCGCCCCACGTTCCCGACGTAGCTCTGGGCTATCACGTTCTGAGGCACGAAGACTGTGAGTGTAACTAACAGCGCAAATAGCGTATTTTTCCACATACTTCGCTTTTCCAAATACTTTCCTGTGGAATGTATTTAGTGGGCGAAGGGATTGAGCTGGGTGTTGAACTACTCGATTGTCTCTTTTGGAAGACATGATTGGCAGAGCGTTCGCTCCTTCTCGGTTCGTGCGTCTGGTTCTCCACACCCCGTACAAGTGTAGACGTAAAGAGTTAAAACTTTCCTGTTGCCTGCGTCGTCTAGCATCTTCTGAAGATCGTTTTTCAACTCTTCAAGTGTTTCGCCGAACGGGTACGAGCAGTGCTGCGACCATCCACGAGGGTCGCCCTCATCGTCATAGTAAAATGACCTAATGTCCCAAGTCTCGCTACCGTCCTCGTGTACAATCTTGCAGGGCCTGTAATGCCAACTAGACATACGTCTCGTCCTTAAAAACTAGAGGTCTCCCAAGCTTTACACTCTGGTGCAGAGTTATGTTAAGTAGCGATGACTTTGAGGTATTTAGATCGTCGTTTACGATCAGATAGTCGAACTTGTGGTGGTTTAAAGAGTAGGTACGAAGCTCCTCGCTTGCGTTCTTAAGCCTTCTCTCGACCTCCTCCTGCGATGTTTTTCGTGCCTCGATTCGCCGACGAAGCTCTCCCTTGTTTGTACAGGTGAGAAACACATTTACGGAGTTCAGCGGATATGTCTCTTTCAATGTCATCGCTCCCTTAACGTCTAAGATGATGACAGCTGTACAGTTACGAGCTATCACTTCTTCTAGCGATCCTTTTAAGGTTCCGTAGAACCCTCCGTGGACCTCCGCATACTCAAAGAACATCTGGTCTTTAATCCCTCGTCTAAAAGTCCCCTCACCCCAGAAGTAGTAATCAAAGCCGTCAACCTCACCTTCGCGGGGTGAGCGAGTAGTAACGGTTGTTACTCTTGGAATCCCACAAGAGTTGGCGAGGGTTGTCTTCCCTGAGCCAGAAGGTCCACATAAGCAGTAAATGACTCCTCTCATTTTGTCTGCCTCCTACGCTATAATTCCACCACCTCCGTTTGGTGTAATGAGTCCACTGGTCCTCTCGCGCCATGCAGCCTCTATCTGAGCGTTAGGAGCCATGGAATAGTGAATGGCATCTTTTGAGATAGTCACGGACTTCGGGTCTTCCGCAAAAGGGAAAGCGGCAAAAAAGCCTAGTCCTGGCTTATTCGGATCTCCTGTCGGGACGACCTGAAACTGTAGCGCTTCAAAGAGCGTTACTGTGCCGTCAGTGTTTTCTGCTATTTTTGCGATGATGTACTCACCGGAATTGAGCCTCGCTACTTTTGTTTCTGCCATAACTCTCCTACACTAAAAACACATACGCCCACATCGCTGCCGACAGCATATAGAGCAAGTTTAGCCGACGGATGACCATCTTGAGCATTGCCAAATTCGGGCTATACGATCTGAGCAATAGTAGTGCTCCGATTGCGAGACCTTTAATGATCACAAGAGCCGTCCCTGGCCCTAGCTCAACCATTGCCCACCTCACCAAAGGGTTGCCCTCAATGTCAGTACCTATTCCGAGCAAACGCACTCCAGCATAGGTAAAGATCCCATCGAGCACCTGCAAAAGGACGTGGATGTATAGCGGACACATCGCACCTCCTTACTTGAGTCTCAAAATGAGAATGGTGTGACCCGACGTAAGATCAAAGCTCTCAACTGCAAAGTCGAGAAATGACCCACTGAGGGAATTTGTCCACCTTTGAGCGTCAGCTTGAGTCATCTTGACTATGTAGTGTCCCCGCTTCTCCGAAAGCTGATAGCGAGCTGGCGCTTCTTCCCACAACCACGCTTCAGCGTTGATCATTGTCTGTCGGGTCTGCCCTCTTCCCTCGCAGATCCGCACGCCCTCTCTCATCAGATCCGAGATGCTCTGCACATCGAATAGTACGCGGTTACGGAAGGTGTCTGGCTCAAATCCCAACACTCTGCACGACCACCGAAACGACAAGGCGTCCTCTGAGTTACTGAGTATCGCCGAGAGAGCAGAGCGACGACGAGTCTTACATTGCTTGCGGTAAGCTCCCCCCTGGCCTCCTGATTTGGAGTTGATGTAGAGGTCTCGCACCATCCGAAGCAGGTGATAGACAACCAAGTCTCGCTCAGCACAGTCAGACAACACTGACTCTTGCTGCTCATCGATCTCGTAGTAGGCGCTCGATCCGTGATGCCCTCGTGGAGTTATGTACTGCGGCGATCCTTCCGCACGAACGTCTACAGCATTAACAACAACTTTTGCCGTGGAACTGGACATAGATCTCTCCCGTTGGGTCGAAAAACCCTTAAAAAAGCCAAAAATGTTTGGTTTCAGTGGTTACGCGCCGGGAGATCAGCGCGGCACTTGTTCGGGGGGTTTGGGCTTCTTAGCTTTCTTTGGTTTTGGGGAGTCTTGCGCTATGACCCCTTCGCTCTTTTCCGCCACGTCGGGTTTTGTACCCATGCCGAGTGATGTCATTAACTCTTCAAATACCTTTTGCGCCTCTTCAGCAGAGCCGAACCGGATAACCTCGGGGGAATACCTCGTCATCGAAATAACGATTGAAGAGCCGTCAAGATGAATGGCAGTGATGAGAGACAGTTGCAGGGTAACTGGGCCAAAGGTGATGAACGGAACCTGAGCTTGGGTCGACTCAAGTAGCTTACACAGGTCAAAGTAAAGAGATGTGGCTTTCTCTGGCGACTCTTCAGCGAGCAGGAAGGCTTCTGCTCTATCTGAGACAAAGAGGCGGACCTCAGATGCGGGCTGTGTCAGTACAAGCTTGTGTAACGCTGACACCGATACAGTCACGTCGTTTACTCGGATAAGTTGCAAGCTCATTACGCCCCCCTCCGAATACGAGTAATAATGTAACGCCGGAACGATTTAGCCTCGGCGACTCGGAAAGCAAGAGCGTTGCACACGTAGTCCGCAAGTGTTTGCCCGTCCGAAGCGAGTATGCACTCGGCGTGGCGGATCAACCCTTGGAGCTGTCCACCTACGTAGTAGAGGTCATCGAGGGGCAGCTCTAAAGCTTGCTCGTATACTGTGCGAGCAGAGTTGGCGCTGTGGAGCTTTATTAGAATGTCATATGTCTCGTTTGTCACCGTTGCACCTCTGGACTGTGCAGACCAGCGTAAACAAGTGGGGTACCCGCCGAGCAT